CTGTTACAAACAGCTTGAGTTATTGCCATGTTGACCTCCTATGGGTTCTTTGACTCGAGAGGGATACGAATAACGCCATCTCGAAATTCGTCTCTGCGGTCACGCCCCATCTCATACGTTGCGAGAGCCTGCACAGACTCATTAAACATTTTATCATAGTATTGTATCATATCTGCTGGACCTTTCAAGTATCCAAGTGCTTGTAAAATACAACCATATAAAAGCACGTTTGGAGCGTTTTGACTTAACCAAGTAGATGTTTGTGTACTTGATAAACCATCAGGCTTGTACGTGTATGCGAGCTCCGTACTTAGAGCAACGTTGGGAGTTGGCGCTATATAGTGTGTGTCCTGATCCCACATAGCGTAATATTTAGGAGTAGCATTAGCTGTCCTATCAGGCCAATATTCATTCATAAACGAAATATCTTTTTGTATCAAGAAAGTTCTTTCAGGCTCACTTGCACTAGCATCATAAATTTGCAAAAATCTCGTTGCTTGCCAGTCACTTGGCAAAGGCATAAAAGGATTTCCTACAGTTAATGTTGCATAATCATATCTACGGTAATAATTAAGATCTACCGTTCTCATTATTTGATCTTCTATAGATTCTATAAAAGGTTTAATAATAGCATCTGATAGAACATTTGAATCTGTTTCAGTGTAATTTCTTACATTATCATTTAAATCTGAATAATCGGTCATGATGTACTTACTGTAACATTTCCTGCTCTGGATAACAACCCTGTGCTTTTTTGAGGTTGTTGAACACTAAGAGGCATCATGCTTCTTTGAGTATCTGCATAAGCCACACCATTTGCATAATAATTAGTTACTGGTTCTAAAAGAGTTTGAAAAGAATTAACTGCTGTGCCATCTCCTACCCCATCATACACATCTAAATTAGGAGATAAAACTACATCTCCTGTAGGAGTTCTAACAGTATTATTACCTACATAAACTCTTGAATTAGCAATTTGAGGTTTTGCATGTTGTAATGCTGTAAAATCTCTTGGATGATTTCTAGGATCTAATTGAGGCTGTTTTGGTTCAAATTCTGAAGTATGAACCCATGAACCATTCCATTCCTGTACCATTTCATTGTAAGGAAATGCCATTCCCGATCTATCTGATATTCTAAGAGCAAATTTTCCTGATGAATATTTAGCCATTTATTTTCCTATTCAAAATATAAAGTTTGTCTTGGGACCATACTATAACTAGCTTTTTCTACATCTGCTGATGCAGCTCTACTAAATTCTTCATCATACACAGCTTTTAAAATTTGAATTCTGTCGGGCGCATACTTCATAGAAACATAATATGATAATCCTGCTACCAAACATGGTAAAAATCTAAAAGGTATCATCGCATTTTTAGTATAAGCATTTATATCTGTCATACGTAAAGATGCATAATATTTAAAAGTATAAGTAGCATCAGCTGCTGGAAAAAGATAAACTTTAGGAAGTATAGTTCTTTCAAAATAATATTGAGCTGGTCTTCCTTGAGTAGTTTTTACTGTGTAATCCCAATAAGTAGATCTTCCTATTTTTGTCATAGAATAATCACCACTACTGTTTGACATAACAGCGCTATCAATATCTATAATCTGAGCACTATCATTCGCATCGCTAGTAGCATTACCTGCTGAATCAACAGAATATAAGGTAGTTCCTGAAATCATTTGAGTACCCGCTGTAACTGTGGCTTCTCTTTGTTGAATTGTCCACAAGTTTAAGCCTCGGTTTGCCCACTCAGCAATCATTAAATTAACAGAACGACGTGCAGTTTTTAATTCATAACCTGTACGATCTTGTAAACCACAACGTTCAAAAGCTTCTTCGATTAAAGAATCTAAATCTAATATAAATCCAGCAGTTGAAGAATAACTAGGTGTTCCTGTATTAATAGGCATCTAATTACTTCGCTTTTCCCATACCTCTTTTTGCAATACCACCGCCACGTTTATTAATTACGCCTTTACCAGTGCCTTTACCAAACTTACCGTATGATTCATCACGACTTGCTTTTAATTGAGCAGGTGTACGTTTTTTCTTAATTCTCATTGCGATAGATTCATCTTTTCTATCTGTGTAGCCTTGACCACCTTTTTTTAACATTTTAACTTTTCCGCCACCACGCATTTTAGCAGTTTTTTTAACTTTTCCTCCACCTCGCATTTTAGCAGTTTTCTTTTTACCCATCATGATAGACCTCCATTGATCTGTTTGTATTTATTAGCACGAGATACCACAACGTCTTGATAGTATTCGTCAGGCCACATCTTATAATAACCTTGTTTGTGCAATTTATCAGAAGCTTCCTGTAATTGCGAGAACTTTTGTACTAGCATCATAGAATATTTATAATCAGGTCCAGGAACATTAGTATCATTATTTGGCGAAACAAGGAACTTTTGCTCTTCTTCAGTAGCTGGATTAGAGGGATGAAAACTCATAAAAAACAAGTTTTTTTTATTATGCTGTTCATTATATTCTTCAGTAGCAATATGTAGTTCATCAGGAGAATAACTAAAATAAGGATCACAAAATATAAGAATTTCTGAAACAGAAAAATCTAAATTTTTTAAACAGTTATTTAATTCTTTTTTATAAGGAGTGTATTTAGACTTTACGGTTACCCATACTTTTTTATCTAACCATGCTTTTTTAGCAAAAGGACAGGCAGGAACTCCGCCTAAATGAAGATTAGGAACTTCTAAAAAATGTTTAGACCAAAGCCTAACATCATCTATTATCTGTTGCCTTGTCGGTTGTAACTTTTCCATGATTTTAACTTATGTTTATTCTTAGGTTTAGATCTTGAAGAATGACCGATTGAAGTTCTTTTTTTAACAGGGGTAAAGTAATCGTTTCTCGTAGTAATTTTAGCCATATTTTATAAATAAGTAATAGCGCCCATTAACCACATAGTTCCAAAAAATATATAGGAAATTGTTACAGGCTCCATTAATCGCCGTACTTATCTTCAATAATTTTATATATTTTCATGTTACCTTCTGCATCTGGTCTAAGCTCTGCTTTTACACGACCACACTCATAACGAATAACGTTTGCTCTGTTATCTGCTAAATTTCTTTCAGCTTCTCTTTTGGCTTTTAAACAATGAGATAAACCATCAGTTATCATATGCCCATCTAACGAGCCGTTAACAAACATGCATAAACTAAATACATACTCAATTACCATTTTTATTTTCCCTTACTCTATCTTTTAATTTTTCAACATCTTCTTGTAACTTACTTACCTGATCTTTTAAAAAATTTATATTAACAGTATTACTCATCATAGACTCCATTTCCTTTTGCATAGACTCAACCTGTTCTGCCATAAACTCCAGTAGCATGTACTGCTCATTATCGGCGGGCAGTTGACCCATTTCCCCACGAGGCCATTTTATACGAAACTCGGTATTCTTTTCTAAATCTTTTTCAGCTAAAATTAAAGAAGTTTCTATGGTTGTAATTCTTGATACCACTCCAAAATAAGCCCAAACACCTAGTGCTACCGCTGCTATAATACTTAGCAGATTGCGAACAGGCATAGCTACACTGGTGTTATCGCTTAATTTCATTTGTCATTAGCCTTTTTGATAAAGGATCGTTCCGTATTTAACTAATGTAAATGTATATTTTAAACTTGTATCAACTCTAATTCCATCTCCTGGAAATTCTATATAATTTGCATTTTCTGTTGAAGAGCCGTCTGGTATTTGTATTTTAAATACTTCCGTTGAATCATCATATAATACAATCGTGCCAGTAGCAGCGTCATTCATATAATAAACACCTAATATTCTAGCAGGACCAGAATATATAGTTGCATTGGAAGCTGCGGCAGTAACAGAAAACGAGCTTATCGGTCCTTGAATACTCATGTTTTTATCTCCTATAAAAAGGTAGGGCTTTTACACCCTACCTTGGTAGTAGTTGAACTACCAAAGCCTCTAGAACTAATTACTTTAACATAATCAACCCAAATAGTAGATGCGGTTGTTGTGTTGTTTTTAGTTCCAATCATAATTCCTAATGGCATATCATCAGGTAAATTAGTAGTTGCAATTGATCCAGCCATTTTAGGTTGTTTTCCAACAGGTCCTAAATATGATTGAATTACAGCAGTATTAACATTACCATTTGCTCCTTGTGGAACGATGTTAAATCCAAAGATAAATGAATTACTTGGAGTTGCTAATTGAGTTGCACTTGCTGTTTGCAAGGCACCATCTTCGGCAACGAAAGTATCACCAGTATAAGGATCCGCTAATGCTGAACTTGAAGTAACAGTTCCATTTTTTTCAGCGTGTAAATACCAACCAGTTCCAGCCGTAATTGAAGTAGGATCAGCAAAGTTAGAGAAATATAACCCATCAGTAATATTTACTACTCCTGAAGTTACATCTGTATCAACTAATCCAATAACTACTTCTGTTGCTGAAACATCTTCAATAGCAACTCTACATTCAAAAGCAGAATTCATTTTTGTGCTTAGTTGAAAAGCAGTGAAACTATTAACTTGGTTGTAAGCATCATTAGTAGCATTTACTTCATCTAGTTGTAACCATCCACCATGAGCATCTGCTATTGGTGCACATGTTTGAGTACTAGCAGTTTGGCTTACATACCATCCCGGTGAACCTCTTCCATTATTACTTGTATTGGTTCTTGTAATGAATGAATAAAAATCATCCATGTACGACGTTTGACCTAAAAAATCATATCCTGCACTTTGTGTACCAGTAACGGGAAATGGATCAGGCATCATTGCGTTTTTTAATGGGCTTTTGTCTTTAACCACATTAGTAACGCCATTATTAAAATGTGTTGTCATGTCAGTCTCCTTTTAAAATATGACCAGTAAACAATCCTTATGAC